ACGTAGCCACTGGCATCGATGAAGGTCGCGCGCGCGGTGGAGTCTGCCCTGGTGAACGTCACGGCAGTCGGCATCGTGCCCGTGCTGAAGTCGAGCGCGAGCGTGGCAGTGTCGCCCAGCATCGCCTTACGCATCATTGAGGTGTACATGGTTACGGAATGCTTTCTGCTGTAATGCGTGCGAAGATGGTCGCGATGTGTCGGTTCTCGCTGCCGGATGTCGGGTCGGCGTAGAGGACGATGGTTCCCCAGGCATTGGCGTCAAGTGTCAGGGTTTGCACAGAAGTCCAAGACACCGTGGCAGTGCCGCCGCCAGCGTTGACTACTGTGCCAGTGCCTTGCACGGTGATCGTGCCCACGGTGAGATAGCCCTGCGGAGTGAATCCTGCGTTCGTCCAATGGAAGTTTGCGCCGTCATCGTGCACGTGCATAGACACGGCGAACACCTCACCTTTGCAGATGACCTGGGGCGGAATAGGAGTTACGATCGTGAGGTTGGCCATTAGGTGCACCTGATTGGATTGGGTCTGTCGAAGTAATACGAGACTGCGCCCGTCTTTGTGTAAGACATTGTCATTACCACTAACGCCTCAAGGCTTGTCGTTCCCCACGCTCCGGACGCGTAGGCCGATCCAACTGGGCCCACCGTAGACGCGGGGCTTGAAATATCCATGCCGTCGATATCAGTGCCGCTGGTATTGAACAACTCGCGTAAGTTGAGAGCACCAGTGAAGTCGTAATTACTGCCTGTAACGATTTCATGCCAAGGCGACGCGGACAGCAATACGGCTTCCGTTCCTGCGTAAGACCATCTGCAATTTGCAGTAATGACCGTCGCAGTTTGAATACGTGCAAGGAACGTGCGCGTAGCAAATGGCTCCGGCATCGATGCGCGGTATGCCCAATCAATAGCGCCCTGATTCGCGGCCAGCGTGTCCGCTGATTCCATGAATGCGTTCATCACGGTACGGTTGGCTTTACCGTACAGACCACTGTTGAAGATAGGTCGCTGATTACTCATGTTGCAGGGAACGTGAATTGGCGATCTGCAATACGATTGGTAACTGGAAGAATTCCGGTACAAACGTTTACCGCAGGCTTGGCGGTAAGGAACGCGTCGTACACAGCCTCCGGGAACATGAGTTTCAGATCCTCGCGATCCGGGTACGGTTGGTACCAAGACACCAAACTTGACTGCCGGTACGGAACGCCTAGGAAAGCAGTAGCGGCAGCGGCAAGGAATGAAGCGCCGCCAGTGTTGGGCGCTGGTCGCTGTTCAAAGAACGACATCCAATCAAACAAGAACTTGAACTGCATGATGTAAATCTGGTCGTTTACTGGCGAGACGCTGATCCCGTTGCAAAGGATCTGCCCCGGGTCATATCCAAGGAACTCGACCGAGTTACGCGTCCCGAGCCATCCACTAAAGAACGGGCCTGGCTCTGCTGCGATCTCGTCATCGGGCCCGAGCGTGTACGTGCGGTCGTAATAGAACTCGCAGATGATTTGCATCTGCTGCACGAACCGGTTAGCGGGCTGTCCACCAATATCTACCTTTGTGCCGCCAATATCGCCACCCGCAGCTGCTGGTGGGTAGACGTATGGCTCAGCTGGTATAGCGGCATCGCTTCGCCAAATCGGCATCTGCCGCATTGCACTAGTGCGAGTGATGCGCGTCCACGGTTCTGGCTGTGCCTCGTTGTCGTACACGAATTCCATCAGGCTCGACCAATTCGCCGTAACCATCCAAGTCTTGACAGCGCCGGGCACACATCGCCAATCGACAGACTCGCACACTAGGAAACTAAAGTTAGCCGTGCATCCGGCAAACCGCTCTTGAACTTTTGGGATCTTGATATTTGGAGACGCACCGCCGACCCATGACGCCTCAACCATGATGGCCTCATCTGACGGAAGAGCCTCTGCGGCGCTCGAAGGAATCCACGACACCAGATAATGTTGGGTCATAGTCAGTGGTTGCCCGGGGCTACCGACTTTGTACTGTGGGCCACTAGCGTGGAAAATGACTTTGAGCGTTCCCATTAGTCTCCCTTTACCTTTGCAAACATGGCTTCGAGTGTGCTTCCAATGGCTTGCAACAGTGGCCCAGCGCTCACGCCGAGTATTGATCCCGTGGCAGTTTCGACTGGGTTTGCTGCCGCAGCTGCGGCCATCTCGGGCATCTGATTCAAAGAACCGAGCGCCATCAGTGTGGCGTCTGCGCTTTCCGTGGCAAGCAACTTCGTTTGATTCCAAATGGCGTTGAGGACGATCATCCCTTCGCCAATCTGCTGTGCGTTCTTGAGAGTGCTGGCAGTTTCTTCGGCTATGGCGTCTTGTTTGGCTCGGTCGATTCCTGCCTGTGCCGGGCCCATGGCTTGACCAACAGCCATATCTGATTTCAGTTGCGCCTGTGACAGATTCGCGGCACTGGTCATTGCTTCCGGCGAGAACGTGTGCGCGAGTTTCGACAGATGCTCAGAGCGATCCGAGATAGCGCTGTACATTTGCTGCGCGAGTTGCAGCACCTTTTGTGCGCCCATCATGCCAGCCATCGCGGTACTGCTGGCGCTGATGCGGTTGATCTTCTCCATGGCACCATTCACGCCGGATATCAGTCCGCTCGTGTCCGCTGTGATGCTTACCGATGCCTTTAAGTCATTAGCCATGGTGCAATCCTGTGCGCTGGTGCGCCTGTCATTGCGCACGTAAGAGTGATGAGCAGACTCTCAATCCGTTCCTCTGGCGTTCGTTCACACATCAGCCCGACTGGCATATCCATTCGAGCTGCTGGAGTCATCCTCCAGATGCGCCTTTCGGCGCTTGAATAGGGCGCTCCTTCATTACCTCCGCGATGATGGCGTTACCTATCTCCACGCGGAGATCGGCAGCGGCGACACCATCCGCAAGCAACGGCGTACCGTCAGCGCAGCGCACGCACGCCGTCCACCAATACTGGCCGCCCGCGGCGATATCACGCATCACTGGTCGGCGCACCTGGAGAGGTGGCAGTCCTTCGATGTTGGCGTCCCGCCATCCGTCGCCTAGATATTCGGTTCCGATGGGCATTAGGCGGGCTTTGCTTCTGAGAAGTTGAAATTAATCATTGCAGCGCCCTGCCCGTCGTACGAACGACTAGCGCTCGACAACATGCACGTGATGCTGTAAGACGTTCCGGAGTTGCCGTCCGTCCACGCGACGATGGTCTTAGTGTCCGGCGCGGTGTTGATAAGCAACGTAAGCGCTGTTTCCGCAACGGCAGTGGCGTACGCAGTGCAAGTAATCTTGCGCGTAACACGGCCAGCCATTGCAAGCGTGGTGAGGTCGAGCGTGGTGGTGATATCGATTTCTTGGCGCGATATATCGATCGTGACGTTTTGTACCGGGATTGTTATCCCGTTAATGGTGAGCGTTCCGCCGTATCCCGCTGTATATGTCGTTGGCATTTAGAGGCTTTCGTCGTGGGTGAGGAATGTTGTACTAACTACGATGATTCTTTCGGCATCGCCTGTGCCGTCATCGGGCACGGCGTCAAGTGTTCGCATACTGATGTCCACCATGTGGAAAGTGATTCGATTCTCCACTACGGTTTGTTCGAACGCCAACGTAATCTCGTCGGCTACTTCCAGCGCATCAGCGACTGTTTGAGCAATGCATGAGAAGTTCACGGACAACGTCACCATGTTGGTGATAGTGCTCGTTGTCTGGGCCCAGTTTGCGGATGTGAACTCATACGTCACGTACGGCAAAGGATCACCCTGGCGACGCCAACGCGGCGAGAGTTCCGCTCGCGTTAACTCTGGCGCTAGATACGAGTAGAGCGCCTTAGTGATATTTTCCAGCGATCTATCGGCCACGTAGAGCCTCCTTGCACGCTTGGAGGATGTAGTCGCGGAGGTTCTTGGTTACAAGCGGAATCATTTGCGAAGCCACGGCGCGAGAACGCCACGCTCCTGCGATCTGCTTCGCTGTGGCGGTCTTACGAGCCTCCGTGCGTCCGGAGCGCTCTGCGACGAACGTAGGCGCTGCATCGCGTGCTGCAGCGAACACGGCCCGCAGTTTGCCGGCGCGTTCTGATCGTGGGCCCGCCAGTGCCGCTGGGCGCTTGGCGGCGATGATCGCTTTGTAGTTGCCCTGCTCTGCCTTGGCGTCCTTGCTGAAGTTGGCGTACGCCTTGGATCCCTTGGCGTAATGCCGGAATCCACCTTCCAGTAAGTGCCAAATCTTTTGGCGCCCACTGGAGTTGCCTGCCTTTTTCCCGTACATGACGCCCACGCGGCCCGCAACTCCTGACGACGCTTTGCCGCCAGCACGCCGCACGTCGACCATGGTTGCGTTGGCAATGTCTTGGCGGCTCCACGGGTAGCCGCGGTAACTGGCAGATAGCCAAGTCCGAGTCAGCGCAGTGCGCACTGGTTGCAATGCTTTGCGCATCGAGCGCTTCATGACGTTCTCGGCAACCTTGGGCCCAAGACGTGCAAGCGCCTTGCGGACGTTGCCGTCCACGAACTGCGTCTTCATCGTGATCTTGGTAGCGGTCATTCCGTTACCTCCGTTGCTTCCATCTCCAAGCGTCGGCGCTTCTGGTCACGATCAAAGCAAACGCGGATGTTGAACACGCGCTCGGTGCCGTTGTCCAGGTAAAGCAGTCGGCTGTTGGTGGTCACCGCAGGATGCCAAGCGGCGAGGATGCGCCAATCGGAACGGGCGTTTACGCCAAGGTCGTCTACCACTTCATTTGTCCGCGCTGAGTCAATGTGGCAAGCGATGTTGGCGACGCTCAGCCATGCGACAGATGCCTGGCCAACTGCGTCGACTGTGCGTACTGGGTTCTGCACTGTCATGGAAAGCCTCAGCATCCCGGATGGCACATGGCCAGCCATTACCCGATCCCCTTGCCCATCATGCCGGTGATCCGATCCCAGTAGGTGGAGTCGAGCGCAATGGTGTCATCGCCGCGGCTTGCCACATGGTGCGCCACGCGCTGGAGGAGCGCCATCTCGAGCAGCGGGTTGAGCGCTGCGTTGCTGGCCGTTACGGTCAGCGTGACCGGATAGGTCAGACTGACAT